GAATTTTCACTGAGCTGCCGTTAAGTACTGTATAAACGTAATCTCCTGAAGGCACTCCATTGGGATCAAGCGTAAATGTATATGTATCATTGGCTGCTAACAATCCGTTGATATACTTTTCCATACCAAACAACTTGGTTGAACCCTGTACAATAGAGAAATCAGTATAATCCTTACCAGTTCCATCCAGGTTTGCCTTAAACATTCTGTAGGTAATTACATCAGGGACATTCTCTGCAATTTCTATATTTAAATTCAGCCTAACGCTGGAATTTGTCGCCATAAACACCGATATGGTCACAAATCCCAGGGCAACACCATGGACAACACCATCAACCACTGTAGCAATACTTTCATCTGAGCTTTGCCATATAAGTGTTGCCCCTGTATACTCTAAACCATTCTTCAAAACCATGGCTGTATAGGTATAATCCATACCAACATTAACTTGACGGTTTGCGTCGATGGCAGCAATACTCCAAACCGCAATTAAATTTTTATTAGCGATTTCATTGTCTATGTCATCATTAACACCGATTACATCTTTTTCAGCATGGATGATATTAAGCCCATTTTGACTGCGGTCAACACCAACGACCTTCCAGGCGTAACCCAGCTTAATGAATCTAATATTGACATCTATCTTATCGGATACAGTATCTGTCGGTAGGGTGACGGTAATTTTACCGGCAACTGTATTAATAAATTTACCTTCATCAACTGCAACGCTCACCGTTTCTATAATCGAATCAAACTCATATAATCTTTCTTCCAAGACAACTTTAACCTTATAATTGCTTCTCCTCATTTTGGCGCGATAGGATTTTTCCTTTTTATCTACCTGGCTGATTACCAACCATCTTTGGTTAAGATATTCAATAATATCGCCTGTTTTTAACTCGATCGCTGTCCTTATATATTTATCATCATAATAGCTGGGTTTGTCACTGACATTGCTTATGATGGCTGTTGCTGGCACACCATTGACTGTAATGTTTTCTCCTTTTTCAAAGACAAAGAACTCCCAAAAGTCATCAATTTTATTCAAGGAACATCACGCTCACATTCGTAAAGCCAGCATTCCAAATAGTCACTCCACCTTTTGATTTTCATTATTTTAAAGATCCTATTATTTAATCTCATATAAGAGCACTCAGCGATCTCCGGCGCGATCTCGCAAAAGGCTCGTTGTGTTATGGCAATCTCAATGCCGTCTTCAAAGATTATAGATTTCTCGTATGGCTGAACATCGGCATAAATGAGTCTTGTTTCCTGAAAATTGGTATCGAATATTTGCACCTTGGTATCATTGAACATATTATCCCACAACCCTTATCCTGGGTTTGGGCAAGGCTAATTTGATGGTTTCAGGTATTGCACCTTCGTAAGTAATACTTCTTTCCCCTTCAGTTTTCTTTAGCAATCCTTCCGCATCCCTGTTTTTATATAAATAGACCGCATAATCTGCAACTACATTTTCATATTGTTCCGGCAGTTCATCAATATTACAGTAACCAAGAATAATCTCTCTGGCTTTAGTAAAAAAGTGATCCAACAAGCCATCCAAGGATGTATCTGTAACCAGTATTCCAAGTAAAAGCTTCATAAGTTCCAGCATATTTATCCCTCCTCCATTTCTGTTTTGTTTTCCTGATCCCATTGGATTAAGGCTTTGATCAAATCATCCTTTTTTAAGCCAATGCCATTAAACCCTCGTTCCTTAGCCAAATCAGTTAATTCTTTATACCCCATAGAATCATAAATTGAAGGTTCTCTTTTTTCTTCAATTATGGTGTATCCGTTTTCGGCAAACCAAGCAAGAAGGTGAGGGATTTTGCTTTCCCCCACCCCATTTACAAAGTTTACGCCAGCGGATATACCGTTATATTGTTTATTATTACAGTATATCTTCGCCATTGTTTACCTCCCATTAAGATACTTTAATATTTCTGAATACACCTGCACTTTTAGTAGCTTTCAAGGCTACAGCAGCAACCATTTCAACTTCACCGTTTTTGACAGCTCCTGAAGTAGAGAAATCAGGGAGCCAAATCTTAACCAAATCCTGATTGGCAAGTGATACAGCATGAAAACCATCCAAGGCCAACCTAACAGCATATAAATCTGTCAAGCCTGTAACCGTATCAGTTCCATTTGGTTTTCTGGTATCTATTATGGAAACAACAGGATCATTGCTTCCAACCTTTGTACCCAGATCAACCAGTACAATTCCATCATAAGCATCTACCTTCTTACCGAAAGCATCTTCACTTTGAGTTAAATATCCTGCTCTTCGAGCTACCGCTTTAATTTTAGTTATTAGCTTGGAATTCCCACCAAGAAAATTAGGCGTACCATCAAGACTAGATAAGAATTCATCCAGCAAGTCCAGGAATTGCTTATAATTTGTATCTACTGCTGAAGATGTGGAAAGATCAGTATATGCTCCGGCATTGAATTCTGTGCTTGACCCTGTAATTGCTTTATTCAATCCGTCAAAGGAATTAGCATCCACAGCAGAATCACCGTTGATGATGGTGTCATGAAATAAGGCTTTAGCTGCTTTAACCTTCTGCTGTACTTGTAGATTTACTTCGTCAACCAATCCTCCAGTATTGGCAATAATCCTATCGATGGCAAATGAGCCACCGAATGGTTTTAATTCCACAGTGTATCTGTCCTTGGTTACTTCCTGTGGAGTATATTCACTGTTGATTGCTCTAAATGCCGCAGTTGGCTGGGTAATCAAACGAGTATACCCATATGTAAGAGTTGCGCCATTTGTCCCAGGGGTAACGGCATCATCAAAGGTAATATTATCTAATATGTAGGAACTCTTTCTGAACTCATCAATTACCCCTGCTTGAATATCATCCTGAGTATTTAATTTTGCTTGTACTAATGTAACTGCCATAATTTATCAATCTCCTTTCAATTTTACGCTTTATTATTGGAATAATAGTTCTTTAAAGCATCATTTAAGTTTTTGGGTTTAGTTTCCGTTCCATTATTATTGGGAGGAGTGTAGCCGGTTGATTTTAATCTTTCCTCAACAGCAGATTGAACTGAGGAAGAGAATATTTCTTCCAACCTACCGATATTGGCAACCGTAGTTTCTTCGTCATTGCCTAAAACCAGATCAATAACCTTATTAAGAGGAAGTTTTTTTTCTGAAGCAATGGTTAGAGCCTTATTCTTCAAGACTTCCCTTTGCTTTTCAGCTTCCATTTTCTCCAGTCTTAAATTTAATTCCCGAAGTTGTTTCTTTTCTTCTGTTTCCTCTGGATATAGTTCATTAATCTTTTTGTCAATTTCTTTCTGCAAGTTATTGGCTTTCCAGGTTTCCAGACCTTTGTTTAAATGCTTGTCCTTCTCACTGTCCAGCCATCTTTTGCCATCCTCATTTTGGGTGAGAAATGTTTGCACTCCTTCAACGGTCACCAACCCCTGAAGATATGCTTTTATTTCCTCGCTGGTTTTGTTTTCTTCCATGTACTTTTTGACTTCTGCGAAATCCATTGTTTAAAAAGCTCCTTTCAATTTGCCCTTCCGACTCATTCGAACCAGAAACGCTTCAGTATTTAAGAGCAGTTTAATGTCATGCCCAAGGACAAATATTTATCTCCTCCGATACTTGGGACAAATTACTTCCAAACATCTAAAGGATTGTTTGCATTTATGAGCACACCTGGCGCATTTTGAATGATACTCAATATCTCCGTTGGCATTAATCCAGTAACTTAATTCCTCCTTTGTTGAACGATTAATTCTTGCCATCTGCTTATCACCTCCAATCACCTCTGAAAACGGGCAAATTAATTTTTAATAAAAAAGCCTCAGACCCGCTTGTATTAAGGGATCTATGGCATTTTTATAAAATCGCAAATTCATTTATTGCTTAAATTCGGGTATAAAAAAAGTAGGTAGTATGATTGCCCTACTAAAAAAATCTAACGGCTTAAAAGACAATTTAAACGATGATTTGATTCTGGATTGCAGCATTGTTCTTATCCGAATTAGGTGCAATCCTTTTTTGTTCTGCATTATATTTCTGCAGTTCCACTTTGGGATTTTCTACAAACGGCAACAGGGTAAGTAATGTTTCCTGAGAGCAAATATCTTTAAGTTTAACAATCACATCAGCTAAACCAACTAAATCAGTAGGCAGGTTTCTGGTAAATTTAACTGCTACATCCCGATAATCATAAAACTTGCCTTCTTTTTTCTGTAGATAAACAAAAAGATTCTTCAGTCTTTCTTTTATAACCTTCTCCATATAAGCTTCTCTCATAGCTACCCGATTCTCTAGATTGAGAAGTTTATTCCTTAAAGCCAATGATGAGGTATTTGCTGCCCAGTTTTCATTGAAGTTAACCTCATCCATTAAGTCAAATAATTTTCTCTCAATATTATTGAGTTCATTCTGAACAAAGGAATCATTGATATCCTTGGTCAGCCATTTGACTGCTCCACCTTTAGGCACTTGAATTATACCCATGGATTTCATCTTGAGTAGATCTTCCTCTTCAATCTTGGCATTTTCAATGATCAGATAAGCATTCCTATGGTCAGCGATTTCATTAACCAAATCTGAATTAATAGCATTATAGGCATCAAATAACCTGATTACATCCTGGAAACCGCTTTTACGTTCACTGTTGGCTTGACAGACAATGACAGGAACTCTACCGAAGATATGCTTATGGCTGCCGATTAAGTTAAGATTGTTGTTACTGCCTAATTCATAATGCAGGATTTGAGAATCGGTATAGACATCTAAATATTTCTTATCATCAAATTTCTTGGTGAAGCTATGTAATGCCAGTAAGACATTTCTTTCGGCAGTACCGTCTTCCAAGACATACCCATTCAAAGGATTAAGTATTGTTGCTGAAAATTCTCCAGCGGAATTCACATAATTAAGTTCATAAGCTTCACCGTAAATTTCAGATTGTTTCCGCAGATTAATATTATGTTCTTTATCCCAATGGCTGGTGTTTATGTCTATAGCTGTAACAATACCTAGATCATCTGATTTGGAAACATAATTTACAGGTTTACCCAGAATATATCCTGTTTCATTATCTACGAATTTCCGAGGGAAATTAAACACCAGTCTCATGTTGCTCCTACTGTCTTGCATCGCATAATTCTTGAGGATTGAATGGTTACCTTCGTAATAGTCCTTGTATTTCTGCTTTGCCAGAGCATTTTTGTTTAGCTCATTAAGGCATTCGATTATTAAGTTTTCGTTTATATTCAAAATATCACGACCTTTCTAAAAATGGACATAAGAATAGCCCATACCATTTTGGCATGGGCGTAATAAGTTTGTAGTTATCTTTACAACATAAGAATATTATGATTCTTGCAATTTTGATGACCAACACCCAAGCCAATATCCTATAAAACAAGATAATATGCCTAACGGTGAAGTTATTAATATTAAACTTGGTACATCTATATCAAATATGCCTATCGAGAAAAAAATGTATCTAAACCCATATAATGGACCTCCGCACCATATATAAAATGGAAATAAGTATGATTGAACGGATTGATTATTAGCAAATAACCGAATAAATATAGAAGTAATGATACCAATACCCCAATATACAATAATAAATTTTTGATATATTTTTTCTTGAATTCTTCCCCCAATATAGAAACTAAATAATAACCATGCTGATAAAAATATTATTGAAACAAAAAGATTGAAATTACTATAACTATAACCTTCATAAAATTCTCCCCACTGAAAATATAGAGCAAGACACGTAATTATTATTGTAAAAATTGCAAAAAGAGTTAACGCGGCTATTTGTTTTATTCTCAATAAAATCACCTCTACTCAATACTTTGCCATATCCTAAAATATGCAACAAATCAAAACAACAAACTCCTATCATAAAACCTTAATCTCTGAACTCCCTGAACCAATTGAACTGCACCATAGAGACTATCCGGTGCATCATCATGTTTTGCCCCCTTGTTGTAATCTTTCACCTGATTATTATACCTAATGTTACCAGTATTGAATAGTACATACCCTTTCTTAACATCCGGCTCTAAAGTAATAATCCTCTCATGCTTCTGACCTTTAGCTACCACTTCTTCAACCGGAACAAATATTTTATTCTGCCATAACTGTTCTTCAAATTTCTGCTTCATGTAACTCTGTGCCTGAGTTGCTTCAAAACCAATCTTCTCAACAGGATACTGCTGTAATTTCTCAATCGCTACCTGAAATAAATCATCCGGCAGAAGTTTATAGATACTGCCATCAATTACATACATCTGATTGGTTTTCTCTTGCTTGCCAAGTATAGTGATGGCTGAATAATCATTTCGTTTTCCTGCTTTAATTGCCGGATCAATATACATGACAACTTCGAGTTCCTCAAAATTAGGTAGCTTATCCCAAAAAGATATATTTTGAAATATATATTCATCAGTGCTACGGGGATCATTCTGCATTTCCTTATAGAATGATTTGTCGCCCATAGCCTGTTTCTTGCACATGAGATAATAGTAATCAAGGTACTCATCCCACAGGATTTCCGTACCTTCCAGCATTTCATCCTGATGATCATAGAAAAAGGACTTGGCAGTATTAATCCTATCCAAGTCCTGAAGGTTATTATATTTTACTTCCCATTCTGCCCAAAGGTCATCTCGTTCAGCAAAAGTTATTACTGCTGATTTCTTAATGCTTCTTACTCCTGGAATTTTTCCCTTAAGAAGATCTGCCATAAGATCTTCCTCATGAAGGACGGTGCCGACAACTAAAATATTGGTATCTCTTGTGCCAATAGGAATTACAACATCGGTAAAGGTGCTTTTAACCTGCTCTCTTTTAGTTTCAGATTTTGCTGTATCATCTTTGAGCAAATCATCTAAAAGAACAAGCTGTGGTCTGTGTTGCTTAAAGTGGATTCCTCTTAGTGAACCGTCAATTCCGCGAATCATGATACAGGCATCTAAGCCATTCCTGCCTCTTATCCAAATCTCATTGTTGTTCCAGCGGTTTCCTTTAATTAGGCCGAAATCTTGAATTAAGAGTTGATTAGTCTCTAACTCATCCTTAATCATATCAAGGAATGGTAAGGCAATTTGTTCGGTTGCTGAAATAATCAAGGTAAATTGGGATTTATCATATAAAGTTGAATACAGCGGAAATAGAAAAGAGTTGATTGTGCTTTTACCATGTTCCCTTGGCAAACCAAAAGCTTCAATTAACCCTTTATTATCCAGCATATATTTTAGTTCTTGAAATAGCTCTTTATGAAACTCTCCAAACTTACGGTCAAAGTATTCTGGAAAGTAGCATAGAGCAAAAAATTCTATATCCATCTCACCAAGTAACCTGCGTAGCTCTGAAAATGAAAACTCCCCGACAAGTTGTTCTATCTTTGCCGGGGAGAAGTATTTGTTTAGGTATTGCTTTAGCAGGAGATTTTGGCGGTGGTGGTCTTGTTTTTGTTCTGGTGCTTGCATGAAGCCCTCCTTCCTATAGGAAAATCTAAGTTTCTACTCAAAAATATTAAAAAAATTTCTGAACCTTTTACTGCAGGGGCATCTTCGACAAATAGAAGCACCCCTCCCCTTGGAAAAGGATGCATTAAAAAAGAGTGGATTTTCTTACCACTCCAAGGCTTCCAATGCTTCAACCTTATCCTGCTCGGTTGTGACTGTATATAGGTTTGTGGTCATAATATTTTCGTGACCAAGTATCTCCTGAATTGTTGAGATTGCTGTTTTTTCCTTGACCAGTTTATAACCAAGGGTGTGTCTTAGCCGGTGGGGAGTCACTTTAACTCCCACTCTTTGCCCATACTTTTCAAGGATTAAATTGATTGCATTTCGTTTCAAGGCTCCTCGCTGACCTATTAAAAGGAAATCGCTGTCACTGGCTGGCCTGACATCAAGATAATCCTGAATTGCCTTTCGAACATCCTTATTAAGTGGCAGGGTACGGTTAATATTTCCTTTGCCAATCACCTTAATTAAACCCTTGCGTTCAGATATTTCTATATCCTGAAGCCTTATATTGCAAAGCTCACTTACCCTTAATCCAGTGCCCAGCAATATTTCAATAATACATATATGAAGCAAATTGCGGTTTCGGTGTATCTCTGCTCGAAGTTTCCTCAGATCCTTTTCATCCAAACCTTTATATTGCCGAGCATCCCGATTCTTCACTGCTTTGATATATATCTGGTCAGGGATAATATTGCTTTCATAAAGCCACTGGCATAAAGCATTAATACTGGCAATCTTGCGGTTGGCAGTTATCACTGATTTGCCGGTACTGAGCAGTTGTTTCTTATATTCAATGGCATCAAGTTGAATTAACTTATCAATTCCAGCATCCGTCCTGCTGCTATACCATCCAATAAAAACCTTACTGTCCCGAATATAGCAGCTAACGGTGTTACTACTAAGTTCCTTGCTCCTGAGATATACCTCAAACCCGCTTAAATCAAACATAAAACACACCCTTCCTTTATCTGGTGTGTACATGTTCGCTCTAAATTGCCCATTAGTCAACTGGAGACATAAGCCTAATTATGGATTCTAAACCAGCTGATTTCAGGCACTTTTATTGATAAATTGGGCATATATCTCCTATAATACTGACGACATAAGATTAATCGGTTGGCTGTTCATTGCCAAAATCCTCATCGGCAAACTCATCTATGAAGCCTTCCTCAGTTTCTTCTATAACTTCAGGCTCTGGCAGAACTAAGGATTCTTCAACAATAGAATAATCTGCATCAATAATTTCATCCTTGACCATTTGAAGGAATAGCTTTTTCCTCTCTTCCTCCTGAGCCTTGGTATCAAATATAATTTCCTTCCGGTCGCCCCACTCATCCTTTTTACGGTTCTTTAACCAGAAGGCTTGAGCAGTCGGGTTAGGTGTCATATATTTCTTCACTTTCTCAATCCTTGTCCTCTTTTTGCCATTACGGTCCTCCTCAATTATTGTTTTGATTTCCTCATACTCGAAACCTAATGCCGTTTTCAAAACTGCATTTTCTACGCGGTTATCTATAACAGACTTCCCCGCACTAACTATGTCATTTAGCTCATTATGCTCTTTCATATAAGTATACCAAGTATCAGGACTTATATCTAAAAGCACACACATCTCTTCATTGGTTTTACCCTGCATACACCAATCCCGAATCTCAGCCAAACGCGGAAAAACATTGGTTAACCACTTGGTATTATTTCTACTTCTTGAACCCATTTCACCTCACCTCCCTCAAAATAAAAAGAGCCTTGCTATCGGCTCCATAAATAAATTTAACAATTCAACTTTTCTCGGATATGAATATTAGATATTTCTCTTATCAATTATTACCTTGGATATTTTTTCAATACCAATATCCCAATCATCATATAAATTAATATAATGTAAATCTTCGAACTCTGGAGGCATTAATCCTGAATCGAAATCATTTATTCTAACAGGAACACAGAATACTCCTAGTGAAGGTCTTTTCCTTTGTAAATCATATATTCTTTTTACTTCCTCTTGAAAAAATCCAGTTTTATTTACCGATACCTCTGATAAACACAAGATAGCAAATTCACATTCTTTTAATGAACGTCGAATCTTAAGCTCCCAGTTTTCACCTGGAAGAAGTTCATGATTATCCTTCCATACATTAAAACCTTTATTCCTTAATTCTTCATATAGCCGTTCAACTATTTTATCGTCTTCTTTAGCATAAGAAATAAATACTTTAGCTGGATTGATAATACTTAGCAACTCCTTTCGAAGCATATTAGTATCATGCAATAAATCATATAAATATATATCTTTTGGTGAATCAAAGAAAACAAATTCTCGAAGTGTATACATCAGTACTTTAGCCGAATAATCATTAACTTCATAAAGTTCATTTAAGACTAATGCGGCTCGTTCCGCATCAAATTCATTGAGGTTATGGCTTTTTCTTAAGTAATATATAAACCAACCACCATGCATATTAGTTCTCCAAGGACGAAGTAAGATCATACCTAAAATGTCGGCTAATAATTCTATATCATCATTTGAATTCGCTCCGGCTACTAATTTGGAAAAATGTTTTCTACGATGGGTAGGGTTACTAATTGCACTATATCCATAACCATATCGAAGCAATTCATCAAAATCAGCCGCTATTATTCCTATTCCTCCGTGAGTATCCAATATATTTTGTTTTAATTCAGTCCATGTCTGCTGAATAAACTTATCATTTTCATCCCAGACTAAACCTTTTTGATATTCTTTAATTTGCAACGAAATTCACCTAACTAAAAATTCAGGATTTTTATCTATAAAACTTTAAAATAGGCTTGACTTCTATAGTTTAGCATCCATAAGAATATATTGGAAGTATTTATTCCAAACCAACTTTATGGGGCTGAATAAACCAGTAACGAGCCTCACCCAAAGCCCCTTATCTCTACAACTTACTTAACTAACCCAATCTTTACATCAAACTCATCAAGCAAATCCTCACCTAAATTCCAAAACTCAACCAATTCAATATATACTTCCCTCAGCGGATTCAATTCCTCCTTAGCACCATTCAATCCCAAAACACATATTTTTTCATTTGCTGTAGCTATTAATCCTTTCAGGGTTGCCATAATCAATTCTTTATTTAACAGTTCATTATCCCTTGAATCGTTAATGTTAATCATCACTTTAGCGTCTGCGCTCGTAATCTTTATCTGCATAAGCAATCCATCCTTTCTTGATTTGTTCTAATATTAATCACTCTGGATGGGTACTAAATCAAGTAATTTCCTCTTAACTTCGCCTGTGTCCTCAATAAAAAAATCCAGTTCAACATTACCTCACAAATAAAAAATACCGCCCCACGTGCCAACGTGAAGCGATATGTTACGGTATTATTCTCTACTCGGCAGTTACCTTTTCAGGTTTTTTTCCATCCTTAAAGGCCGAATTCCCTTCCAAGTTTTCAAGCAGAATCTTCCTTGCAGTTTTATATTCATCACCTACCATGCCAAGCCTTATAAGAAAAACCCTGAAGGTAAATTTATCATTATCGGTATCCTTAGCTTTGGCTGAAACACGCTTTAGTGATTTGGCACTATGGCTTAATAGTTCAGCAAATTGAGTATAAGCTTTTATCTTCTCAGAACTCGCATTATCATCTAAAAACTTGAATCTAATGGTTTTATCAAAGAAATCAAATCCTATCCCAGGACAACTTTCCGCTCCAATATTCTCTATAGTTAATTTAAAATCTTCCAAGGTTTCAATTTTGGCTTTATTAATGCCTTTACAAAAATCATCCTCAATAATACTTACCGAAATTCCCAAAGATTTCTTAATAAGAGTTTGTTTGCTGTAAACCATATTGACCAAATTTCTTAAGGTAATGCCTGTATGACCGTCCATAGGAATCGCTACTTTAAAGCTTGATATTTCTGTTTCAGTAGGTTTTTCCTCTCCAACCTTTCCATTAATAATACTTTCAAATTCCACGTCATTACCGGCTGAAGTAATAACTTTTCCTTCTCGGTCAACGGTATAAGTTTCTTCTGCTGATGCAATTTCATAAGCAAAACTTGGTGCTCCCATGTACTTTGGCTCAACTCCAAAATGTTCCCCTAATGCTTTTATAATTTCTTTCCTTTCCATAAATAAAACCCTCCATTTCTTGATTTGGTGTACACCATTAATCACTCCGAGAGCACACTAAATCAAGAGAAATGATGGGTTTTACGGACAAATAAGTGAGCAGAATTCGGACAAATTAAACAGCTACTTGCTGACTTATAATGTCCGAGTATTTATATTGCTGTCCATCTCTAAAAACAAAAACATCGGCATCACTGCCGACTTTATCAATATATCTTTTTACTATAACATCAACATATTTAGGATCAAGCTCCATCATCCTGCAATATCTATCTGTATCAACACAGGCAATTAATGTTGTTCCGCTACCACCAAATAGATCAAGAACAATATTCTTCATTTTGCTGGAATTCTTTATTGCCCTAACAACAAGTTCTACCGGCTTAGTCGTTGGATGCAAATCGGAAATCTTGGGTCTAGGAATATCCCAAACATCACATTGTTTTCGGTCATCAAGTGGATGGAGCCTGGCTTGACCATCTTTCCAACCATACCATATTGGCTCATATTTCGTATGATAATCCTTCCTTGATAATACCAAGCTATCTTTATTCCAGATTATAGTTGATGACCAGTGATAATTATTTAAGGCCAAGGTGAGCATCATATTTCCCCACTCTTGAGCACTCATAACAACATAAGTCATACATCCAGGTTTAGAAAACTGATTCATCACCTTAAATGTAGAATTCATAAACTCCTTAAAATCCTCTGTACTCATGGCATCATTCATAATAGTTCTCTGTTTCCAACTTGGATGATCGGTTGCTCCATAATTTACATTCCAAGGTGGATCAGTAAATACCATATCGGCTTTATCTTCCTGCATTAATATAGCAACATCATCTTCAGTGGTTGAATCACCACAGAGTAATCTATGTTTACCTAATATCCATAAATCACCTTTCTGGGTAACAGGTACTTCCGGAAGTTCAGGATCAAAATCATCATCCGGATTATCTCCTTCTGATTCAACATTTAAAGAATCCAATAATCGTTCACATTCGCTTAAGTCAAATCCTGTCATACTCAAATCATAATCAGTCAGTTTAAGATGTTCCAACTCCTGAGCGAGTAATTCAATATTCCAATCAGCAAATTCTGCAGTCTTATTATCTGCAATCCTGAAAGCTTTAACCTGTTCAGGAGATAAATCATCAACTCTGATTGTCGGCACTTCATTCAGTCCGAGTTTCTTGGCAGCAAGCAGTCTGGTATGACCGGCAATGATTTCATTATTCGTATCAATAAGTATTGGATTTTTAAACCCGAACTCCTTTATGCTGGCAGCAACAACATCTACTGCCTTGTCATTATTACGGGCATTATTTTCGTACGGAATTAACTGCTCTAACTTCATTAATTTAATTTCCAAATCTAATTCACCAATCCTTTTTACCAAAGTAATATTCCTTCCTTCAAAATTTAAAGGGAGCACCATATTGGCACTCCCAGTTTTATTTAAAATTTTCGGAATTATCCCATCACGTATCATCAATCAATATCTAGTATTCACCTCCCTAACCAACCAAATAAATAAAAGACCTCTTACCGAGGTCTTCTTTATAATTAATATTAATAGCAATATTCGCTGTATTCTTTTTAATAATTTA